ATTCACAACATCAATTATTTGCGGCCCTGTGGCGGGGCAGTGGGGGGAATATTCAGGGTAAGGTGATTGCTGGAATATTCAGACAGGGGCCGCATCTAATTCAACGCTCACTAGGTGAGTTTAAAATAAGCCCAATGGAGAGGTAAATATGACTAACGAAGAAGTACTGCTGAAAATTAAAAAGCTGCTAGCATTATCTAATAGCAGTTTTGAGGCAGAGGCGGCGAGTGCCGCAGCAAAGGCAAGTGAATTAATGCTTGCATATGGACTGCAAGCAGACCAGTTAATCTGTGAAGCAGGAGAGGCAGAAAAAGTCCGGCAGGATGAGTTTGTTTCGGAGAAGCAAGACACATTCTGGACGGGTACTATTTCGGGAGCATTGGCGGCATCCAATATGTGCGATTACTGGTATCAGACCAGCCACCGGGGTTCCAAGTCTGGAAGGCGGAAAAGCAATATCGTCTTCTGCGGCAAACCTTCCCGCACCGTAGTCTGCAAGGAAATTCTACAGTACCTGATAGGTGCAGTGGAACGCATCCTTGAAGACAAGATCAAGGAAGCAAAACGGGACGGTGTGATTATAGACGGGGACGAAGTATATTTAGTCGAAGACTTTGACCGTTCCGATTGGTTGCCCTTCCGTAATGCTTTCAAGATTGGGGCCGCTGAGACTATCGCAAACCGCATCAGAGAGGAGACTGCAAGGCGCAAGACCGAAGGCATTAAGACTGATGACCTTCAGGTCAATGCTCTTGTAGTTCAAGACGCATACAAGACTGCCTCAAAAGAATTAGAGGCATACAGGTCAGGCATCAAGTTTGGGACTGCCCGGGGTTCAAGTGCGGGCGGCTCGATGGGCCGGGGTTTGGGTAACTCAGCGGGCAATTCAATCTCACTGAACAAGCAAGTTTCCGGGGGCAGTCAGAAGTCAATCGGAATGTAATTTTAACTGAGTTGCAGAGTTGCATACCCTAGGGGGTGCAACCGTGCAACTCTCACCAATAGAGAGGTAAATATGGAAATTATTTTAACACTAACACTGCTGGCTGCAATGTGTGGCGCAGCAACTCTGGCCCTGTTTTATTCCTGCTGGAAACTGGATCAGATAATTTATGAGCGGGAGATTAAAAGTCTACGAAACAAGTTTGATTTCACAACAAAGGAAGGACGGTAAATATGAGAAGATACTACCCAAAATATACGGATGCTAAAAGAGCATTACGGGAAGCAAAAAAAGAGGGTCTGATTAGAGATTCTTCTGATGTCAGAGTCTACGATATGGGTAAGACCCGGAAGGTAAAACGCTACTACATCGGGACACACTTGGAGTGGTTAAACTACGCTAATTAGTCACAATCCCACTGCCCCCGCTACGGCGGGGTCAGGCGGATGTTGATGGTCAGCATCATAAGTAAACCTAATCTGGAGAAGTAAGATGAGAGAGAAGAACGAGTGTGCAAAAACAAGAACTGTGGACAAGCCCTATGAAGTCTGGCAGAGTGCAGATGGAACTTGGACTTGGAAGGTTCTAAAAAAGTATCAAGCACCAACCAAGGAAGCAAGCAACCCGTATGCCCGTTGGCTTGTATCAGTTGACTCACCATTTGTAACTGGTGAGATGGGTGACACATATGTGCGGGACATTAAGGAATCCGCACGACAAATAGAGGGGTAAATATGAAAAATGAATTGTTAGTCAGTTTCTTCTTGGAGGGGTTGCGGAAGGAGTATCAGCAACTAGCCAATATGAAAGCGGGAATCGATGATGAGGATGGTGCGGAAGCGGCGAACCTTTATGATGAGTGGCAGGAGTCACACGTTAACTTGGTACACAAGCTGAACTGTCCGTACCTACATAACGTATTGTACAACGAGAGTTGCAAGCCCCATTACGGATTCGGCAGAGGTGGAGAGTTGGCCAAACTTTTTGAGAAGAAAGAGAAGTTTGATGAGGGCCGGAACCTTGGCCCGGAACAGGCAACCTTGAACTTTGATGAAGACAGTCCCGGGTTCGATATGAACCATTGGGATATTGAGTTAAGTGACATCAGGGAAGCAATCAACTTTCTGGAACACAACCTTAATGATCTAGGTGATGACAACCCAAGAAGGCATTGGGACGTAGATGAGATTCTCAGGGTAGACCCATCAGCATTGATAAGGTTCCCCCACCAACAGAAGTCTCAACTGGTTGGAATGCATCCTATCCTTCAACGCTGCGAGAATCACCTGTCAGATTACATGGACTTGTTAGATGGTCTAGACTTAGACTCCTCACAATTTGAGAGGATGGAAGAGTTGGACAAACTGACCGATGAAATTAATTTAATCTTAAACAATAAGGAAACAATATGAAAAAGAAAATTACACTAACTCCGTCACAGGGTAAACTGGTACGGATAACCCCCCAATATTCTGTGAAGTTGCAGAAGAAATTGGATGAGCAGCGGGAGCAGTCTGGAATATTCAAATCGGCAGCAGCTTATGTAAATGAGTTGATTGCAGCAGACTTGGCCCCACATCCCCCAAAATAACTCTCAGAACGTCCCCTCTCACAAGGAGGGGGGATGCCCCTACCGATAGTACCTCCTTATTTACGATATCTTCTCTTATTATCCCTTTTTCTTTGTTCATCCAGAAACCAACTCCAGATTCCTCCGCCCGCTAACTTGGCAACGAACTGTCCGAGAATTATTTCAGGCATGAATACACCGAAGGCCATTGTAGGAAATACGACTGAGTCAATTGCTGACCCGGCAAGGTTAGACCCGTTGGAACGAACTAGAAAAATTTTCCCCCTCAGTTTTGAATAGACCAAGGCATCACCAATCCCGGCGAGAAGGAATGCTGTTGCGCTTGCCAATGCAATTGGCAGCGCATCCCAGTTCAGGGCAATTGTTATTGCCGAACCACCACAGATTAGGGCCAGCATTTTCAACCACAAGTGGCGGCCCTTCCACTGATCATGGAGTCTATCCCGAAGGGATAAGTCAAGTCCAATCAGAATGAACGCATTAATGATTGATGCGGTGGGGCCGAAGAAAATTAGGGTGAGGTTAGCGATGACTATCGCTGATAGATACACTACTATTGCTATCATATTAAATCCAATTGAATGGGTTTAGGTTTATAGAATGAGGGGGACTGTCCCCGCTCAATTCTGTCTGCGACTAGAGTTGCCCTTGCAGCTTTAGTAATTGGGGCGTAAGGGTAACCTTCCCATTCGGAATTGAATGTGGCTTTTCTAGTGGCAGTTGTGCTATCCCCGGAGGAGAAGGGGAATGCCTCCACAATCTCCGGGTCTAACATTCGCAGACCGTGAACCTTCATACGGGGGACACCGTCAATACACAGGTGATCAAATATTTTTCGCATCTCATTCCAGAAGAGAAGAGACTTTAACTCATAGCCCTTTGTTGTGCCAATGGCCATTCGTTTGTATCCCTTCCCAAGGAATGAGTCAATCCGGGTGAGTGGTTCCCCGACATGAAACACCGGGACACCGCCGGGGATTGCCTGATCTAGGAGATTATCGTTCTGTTCCACTGTCCCCCCAATCACATCAGGGATTAGATAGAAGTCGAAGCGGGGATGGTTCACCCAATCGGTTACGAATGAATAGAAGTCCCGCCAATCCACTTCCTCATTGTCCTTCCAGAAAGTGAATGCACCATTGTCAATACAAAAGCTGCGGCAACACTCTGTTATTGGGATATGAATGGGGCTGTAGCTGGGCCACGACATGAGTGCGTGTCTTCCCCGGTAGAAAAGTATCTGCTGCTCAGTGGCTCCTGAGAGTGGTGTCCCGTGATAGTGAATCATCCAACGTAGTGCCACCGTTCCACTGGCTTGTTGGTATTTTCCGCTTTAGTCTTTACGCAAACAACTAGGCCGCTGTCCTGTAAATCAGATAGTATCTCTTTCCTGTGACGGGCGTTGTTCAGGTAGCGTGTCCGCCGAGTCAGGGTAGTAGAGGTGATGCCCGCCTTGCCCACATCACGGATCAGACGCTCGACTTTCTTACTAACTCTTTCATTCTGATTATCGGACAGGTTCTGATGAATAGAAACGATGGCCTGATCAGTTAAGAACCGCACTAACTCGCAGCCATACTGAGCATATTCCAGTTCGATCTTATCCTTGCCGTCACCCACCGCCACGATCAGTGCTATCTTCTTTGCATACTCACAGACCCTGACCCACATGGAGGAGGTGACAGTCCGGGCATCGATCAGCTTGGTACATTCATCTTCAAGGTTTTCAAAACAGATATAGCTTTCATCAGAGTATCTTATTATCACAGGTTCCGGGTGACCCGCAACTCCTTGGACATCACCATGCTTGGTAGTGATTGGCGTATCCCTGAAGGTTAGTGCCTGATCGACAAGTTCCTGCGGGAACTTGTCTAGGATAGGCGGGCGGTGTCGTTCAGGCCGAAGGTCAGGAGTCTGGAATATTAAGAAACGATTCATCGAGCCGTCCCTGATCTTGCCTGAGTTTAATCCTTCCCAGTAAGTGTCCGGGGTACTGCTGCCTAAGACACTGAGACAAGGCTGATCGATTGAGAATCTCTGCTCTTCTTGGGAAGCCCGGTCGAGGGGATAGTAGTATCCAGTTGAGGAGGTAAACACTTCCATCAGGGTAGATATTATATCCGCTTGGTATCCAGTGGTAGTTGCCATTAACTGTTTCAAGTACATCCCAAACTCATCGATCAGGAACAGGCAACTTGGTCGCCATGTCATCAGTCTTTCAATTGCTGCACGGGAAGTAACCTTCTCTGATCCGAACATTCTAAGGTCGTGTTCCTGATCAAACTTTTTTATAACATCACGGGGAAATTGTTTACCTGATCCAGTGGGAGATAGCAGACTGATGAAGAGGTTTGATCTTGTGTTTTCTTCTGTCCGATATTTCCTACCAATCATCGTGCCTGTAAAACAGAGTGAAGCTGCAAGCGAAATGATTGGCTGTTTGAATTTTGAATGGGCTGTCTGAAATTGAGCGAACTGACCCACGAAGCCCGGTGGAGAAAGATAGTTAGAGTGGAGAGTCTCTAACTCCGGACTTCGGTGGATCAGCGGCACAGCATCTAAAACTTTGTGGGTACAAGGGTCATTCGCATGGAAGAAAAGAGTCTGGAATGTGATGCGTTCACCCTTCCACTCACGGTCAAATGAATTCCACTTGTATCTAAGTTCAGCGGGTTTGCACTTGGGGCTTTGCTTTGACCAGTTGGCAAATAGTTCAAACCCTTTTTCTCCTAACCCATCCTTCAGGGACATCGCACATTCGGCCCAGACTTTATAGTCTTCAGGTGGAATTTTCTTTAGTGCTTCTCCGGCCCGCTCATAATCTTCCAGCCTGTAAGTCTCTTCTGATTTGACATCGAACAGGTCTGGCCCTTCAGCAAGAAGTGGGATGGGGATTGAATTCTTTTTAATCTTCGCATCCGGATCGTAACTCTGAAAGAACAGACGGGCAACGTCTTTGCAGCTAGGGTCTAGCGTGAGATTGTATTTAGTTTTGAAATGTTTCTCTGCTGCATAAAAAGATTCCGTATGTTTGGTTGCATCAGGTATTACTTTGATCCAGAGTTTAACTCCCCGCCCGGAGGGACTGAGGAATGAGGCGGCAACATGAGGGTCTTTAAATAAGTCATCTCGTAGTGCCGCAACATCATCCACGGGTAGATTATCCAAGTCCCCTTGCATCAAACCAGAATATGCTTGAAGTATCTCAGCCTTCCGGGTTGCGGTTCGGCAACTGATAGTGTAGCAAGGAAGGGACTTCTTTAGGAGGTTGTATTTGTCTTTGTCACCAGAGTCTAAAGCCCTGCGGCAATTCTGGATGACGACTTTGTGCTTTCCCTCTTTGATTTCCGTGAACACATCTCCTATGTCCACGAATACGGGAGTCGTGTGCGACACCCCAAAAAAATAACTGATCTTCATAACATCTCTCCATGATAATTATTTGCTGCCTGTAAATTCCCGCACAGACAATTCTCCTTTAGCTTGATTGCACTCCCGGCAAGCAAGCACCAAGAATCGCTCGGATTTGATCTGGTCGTATGTTAATTTTTTTCTGCTCTTCGTGTGGTCTAGGGTGAAGTCATCGTCAACTGACAATTCCTTACCGCAATATGTACAAGGGGCTGTAAAATTTATCTCTCCACGTGCCTTCATCCACACCCGGATATAAACTGAGCGTGAGTAACCGCCCTTCCGGGGGCCACCGTCTGCAATTAATTTAATTGTTCGTGCCTTGTCTTTACAAGGCCGCCCGCAATATTTCTGTGTGGCGGCCTGTCTGGGGACATAGACAGTCCCGCAGACAAGACACGCTTTAGTCGCTTCAGGCATCTAGAAAGGGATGTCATCTTTCGGAGTGCCTGACTGAATCGCTGCGATATTGGCTTGATCGTTATGCAGCTTCAGATACGACTTGACATCATTGCTATCATCGTATCCGTTAGTCCCCTTGCGGATCGCAATGATTGCGGACACGGGGATATTGTGCAGTTCAGCAGAGTCACTGATCTTGACCTTGCCACACGCTCTAACAAGAGCAGCCAACTGTCGTTGAGCAATGTCAACAGCAGTGGGGTTCTTGTTTTCAAGGTTAAGGTTATCGAAAATCTTCCGGCCTTTGGAAGGCCCATCAACAATCGATAACTCCAAGTGCAGATAGCGTCCGTCACCCGCTTTTGTCTCACGGAATTCGGAGGCATCCACAATTACCGGGTACGTCCCGGCGGGGATGGGAGCAAACGAATTATCTTGCTCCATTACTGAACTAGAATCAAACATTAATTCCATAATTATTTACCTGTTTTTACCTGTTTACTTTTGGCATTATTGCCCTGATCCCCCCTCGCTCCAGCTACGGCGGACATAAACGCTTCCCACTCTAGGGGCAGCGACTCTGGCAAGGCCATACGAGACTTTGCAATGAACGTAGGTTGCTCACCGAAGTGGATAAGCCTACGATTAGTTGTTATCGCCTTAAATTCAGGCGTTCCAAAGTGATCCCCCGACTTGGAAGTCAGAACCTCACTTGCGACATAACCCAACACATCAACCCACTCAGAAATTAACGCCCGGCTGTGACGATTTACTTTAAGGGTGTGACGATGGAAGGAGTTATCGACAATTGGATCGTCAAATTTCTCGACCTGACTGTGACTGATCAGGACTATATTCAGTCCAAGTTCCCTGAGTCTATCCAAAGAGTTTAGAAACTCAGTCCAATATTTCAAGACCATCACATACCCCTTTCCGAATCCGGGTTGCTCAATGGAAGCCCAGCCATTGTCTGTACAAGCAGCGTTAAATATTTTGCGTTCCAGCCAATCAATACTATCTATGACTAACGTATCTACGCCTAATATTTTAAACTCTTTGTATATATATCTCGCTGCATCCATCACATCTGCGAAGGATGAATCGACTAGATCAATTGACTGACAATCAATCTCACCT